ACGGCCCTATCCCGCCGGGGCGAACATCGTTCAGACTGTAGCTGCCGCCGGTCTGGCGCGGTCTGCGGGCGATCTGTAGCGCCCGTTTGATATCTTTCGCCTTAGCCATCCGACTTCGCCTTCGGCTTCATGCGCGCGATCTCTTTCTCGTGAGCGTGCTGCGCCTCGCGCTCGCTCGTCGCATGCGCCTGCGCCGTATTGGTCTTCATCAGGTCGCCCACCAGACGCAGGTTCGCCTCCTGCAGCTCTGCCTGCCGTTCGAGGTCGCGGTTCTCGTCTTCCTTGAGCGCCCGCTCCTGCTTGAACTGCACGTCCTTCGCCTTCGAGGCGATGTCGGCCGCCTTCAGCGCCAGCTCTTGGCTTTTGTCCTCGGGCGGCGCCAGCCCCGTCGCGGGCTTGCTGGCCTCGATCTGCAGCTTGGCCTGCCCGAGCTGGCCGTCCTGTTGCAGCTTGGCCTGATCGAGCTGCAGCTTCGCGGCGTCGGCCTGCCCCTTCATCTGCATCGCTTCCCGCTTGATCTGCTGGTCGCTGTGCTTGAGCTTGATCTCCTCGATGCCCTTCAGGACTTCGGGCGGGGGCTGGCTCATGGCCGATGCCGGCACGAAGAACTGCTCCGGGTTGTTCCAGCCCAGCGCCTGCAGGGCCGCGGTGTCGACGGCCTTGGCGTCGTACAGCTGAGGGCTCATGCCCTGCAGCTGCTTCAGGGCCATGACCTTGATGATGCGCTGCGTATGGCTCGCCGTGTTCGGGTCCGCCTGCGGCACCAGCGACTGCGCGTACATGTCGAGCGCGTCGCGGAAGGTCTTCTCGTCCCACGCGAAGGCCGGCTGGCGGTTGCGCTGCCAGAAGCTCTTCGGGTTCTCCTTGAAGCACTTGACGAGGAGCTGGAACTCCTCGGCCTGCGCCGCGTGCATGCGCTTGTGGACGCTGTTCAGGATCTTCTGCGCCTGCTCGATCAGGGCCAGCGTCGTGCCCACGGGCGCGTCGGCGCGGCCCTCGCCGACCTGCTGCTCGCTCGTGCCGCCCAGTCGGGCGCCGGTCGTGGCGATGTTGTCGACGAGCGTCATCAGCGCGCCGCTCGGCTCCTTGTAGGGGAGCGGCATGATCGCCTGATTGAGCGGCATGCCGCCCGTCTTCACGAGCGCGCCGCCGCCCGGCGGGACGCGGAAGATGTTCGTGTTCTGGCGACCGCCGGCGTCGCTGAACAGGAAGCCCGGGAAGTTCGCGAACATGCCCGCGTCGAGCAGCTCGCGCCACGCCGCGGTGATCGCGTTGGTCGTGTTGCCGAGGATGTGCAGGAGGCCGATGGGGTAGAAGCCGAAGCCCGGCACGAACATGTACGGGACGAACACGGGCCGCGCCTCGGGCAGCTCCGCGGTGTCCTCGTCGTAGTTGCGGACGACCGACAGGATCTGCTTCGAGCTGACGTCGATGGTCACGCGCCACGGGATTTCGAGGCCGCTCTCCTTGCGCTTCCACTTGTGCTCGAAGCCCTTGATGTTCAGCTCGCAGTAGCACTCGAAGATCTCGCGGTCGCGGTCCTCCGGGTTCAGCGCCTCGGGCTCGACGCCCTGCTGCGCCTTCTTCTCGCGCTGCGCGCTGTCGAGATCCTGCGGCAGCGGCGTCGAGAGCTGGATGTCGCGGTAGACGCCGAGGATCTGCAGGCGCTTCACCGTCGAGGGCCGCATCATCACGCGGTGCGTCGCGCGCTTGGCGCTGCGGATGTCGGTCGCGGCCGCGTTGACGATCAGGTCTTCGGCGTCGACCGTCTCGCTGACCGGCCGGTTGCGCAGCGGGCAGAAATACACCTTTTTGAACGAGAGGCCGCCGAAGCCGAGCATCAGCAGCATGCGGTCGGTGTCGGGGTAGTACTCGGTCGCGATGGCCGTCAGGTAGTGGTTGAGGTCCTTCTCCAGCGCGTCAGCCATCTGGTCGGTCTGGTGCGTGCCGTTGTTGTCGTCGATCCTGATCTTGACCGGGCCGTCGGTCGGCAGCAGCTCGGAGCGCGCGTTCGCCTGAAAGCGCAGCACCGCTTCGAGCAGCAGCGGGTGTCGGACGCGGTTCATGCCCTCGACCGGCGCGCCCTCGGCGGAGCCGCCGATGCCCGGCACCTCGATCTTCAGGCCCAGCAGCTTGATGCCCTGCGCGCGGTCCTCGATCCAGTCCTTGCGGCTGTCGCTGTCGTCGCCGATGCCGCGGATCAGCTCGTCGGCGATGCGTGACAGCTCGCCCTCGTCGATCTTGTCGACGATGTTGCCGAACCACTCGGCGTTGTCTTCGTTGGCGTTCTCCTCGACCGGCTTGCCGTCGAGGCTGATCGTGATGGAGCCGTCGTCGTGCTCGATCTGGATGACGTTGCCGCTGTCGTCGAGGTGCTCGACGTCGGCGCCCTCGGGCGCGTTCTCGACGACGATATCCTCGCCCGGCGGAAGCTCGTCGGGGTCAGGTTGGACCAAGCGGATGTTGGGGTTCAACCCCGGCACTAACGCCATTCAGAAACCTCGTGGGAATGCAAGGATAACACACCGGGCGTCATTCAGAATAGTGACAGTCTGTCAACAGTCGAGCCCAGTTCGACTGTGATTTTTCAGATCCCGTACAACGAAGCCGGTGGCGCGCCCCTGTGTCGAAGGCTCTCGCCCACTTCAGAAATGTGCTCGCTGCTGCGCGTCAGCATCCCGGCCTGCCGCAGATGCGTCAGGGCCTGCGATACGGTGTCGACGAGGTCGTCGTGCTTGCCGCGGGGGAACGTCGTGGTCTGCCCTATGGTCATCTCGGCCCACTGGCGGTTAGGCGCGAAGATCATACCCTCGGCGAAGAGGTGCTGCACGGCGTAGACGCGCGCGACCTTGTCGAGGGCGCCGGGATTGACGAGCTGGACGGCGAAGCCGTCGAAGCCGAAGAGGCGGCGCAGCTCCTGCGCGACGCTGTGGCCGGCGGCCTTGTCTTCGATCAGGAGCCGGTCGACTTTCATCTCCTTGCACGTCTTCTGGACGCGCATGACGAGGTCGTGCAGCTCAAGCCGCTCCTGCCACGCGTTCATCAGCATGACCTTGGGCGCCTGATTGCCGAACTCGCGCGGGTCGACGTTGATCAGGCGCTCGCCGCGGATGACCTGCTTCGAGGGCTGCGCGACGGTGTCGCTCGTGAAGATGCCCCACACGGTGAGCGCGCTGAAGTCGTTCTCCTGCTTCGTCGTGAAGGCGGTGTCGAGGCTCGCGACGACGTAGTCGAACTGCGGGAAGTGTGGCGCATCGTGCAGCTGCCACCAGTCGCGCTTGATGATGCCGCCGCCCTTCGGCTCGGGGCGCTGCTGCAACTGGCCGGCAGCCTTCCACGGGCCCAGCCGCTTCTTCAGGACCTCGACCTGCTCCTCGGCGAAGCGTTCGGGCCACAGCAGCTCGCCCTCCTCGGTGCGCGGGTCGTCCCAGCCGATGCTCGTCGTGAAGGCACGCTCGGGCTCGAACTCCATGGGCAGCATGAGATGCGTCCAGCCCTCGTCGGTGTCGAGGATGTGGCCCGTGAGATCCTCCTCGCCCAGCCGCTGCTGGATGACGACGTAGGCACCGGTGCGCGCATCGTTGAGACGCGTCGACATCGTGCCGTCCCACCATTCGTTCGTCGTCTCGATCAGCGCCTCCGACATCGCCTCGTTGGCGGCGTTCGGGTCGTCGACGACGATGATGTTGCCGCCTTCACCCGTGACGCGCGCGTCGACGGCCGTGATCAGGCGCTCGCCGCGCTTGTCGTTCTGGAAGCGGCCCTTGGTGTTCTGGTCGCCGACGAGGTGGAAGCGGTGCCCCCACAGGCGCTGGTACCACGGGCTCTCGACCAGCCTGCGCGTCTTGACGCTGTCGCGCATCGCCAACGACATCGCGTAGGAGGCGTGCAGCAGCGGCACCTGCGGCCCGCTGGTCGGCGAGATGTCGCGCTGCGTCCAGACCCACGCCGGGAAGCAGACGCTGACGATGCTCGACTTGCCGCACCGCGGTGGGATGTTGATGATCAGCTTGCGGATGTCACCGTCGACGACCGCTTCGAGGTGCTCGCACATCGCCTCAAGCGGCCACCCGTGTGTAAACGGCGACGGGTCGACGTACTTCCAAGCCTTCTGGACGAACTCATACAGCGACGCCTCGCACTCGACGCGCTCGATCTCGCGCAGCGTCTCGAACGGGTTGAGGTCGGCTAGGTTCATACCCGCTTACGGCGAGTGCGCGACGGCGTGTTGGCGCGCACGCGCTTGATGATCTCCTCGCGCAGGTGCCAGTGGTCGTAGTGCGACTGCCGGACCTCGGCGTTGGTCACGTCTTGGCCTCGAAATACTGGGCGCGAGGTCCGCAGACATCGCGGCCGGGGTCAGGCGGGTTCGCGCGCTCGCTGAAACAGTATTTTGGCCCCGGCGTCTCAGTGGGGCGCCCGCACATGTTCAGGCCGTCGCCGTTGAGCCACCGATGGATACAGTCGACGCAGTAGGGGGTCATTGCAGCCTCGAATAGTCGCCGGCGTAGTAGCTGCCGTACATGATGTCGGGGGCGTAGCGGTTGCCCATGAGCGCCTCGAAGATCGCACGCTGCCCGGGGTCGCTCGAGTCAGTGACCTCTGCGTAGGCCTCGCCCGTGCCGGCCCAGCCGACCGTGATGCCCGCGCGCAAGGCGGCGCGCAGCAGCTCGGGGGCAGGCAGGACAGGCGGCTTCATGGCGCAAGCGTACATCACTCGACCGTGCGAAAACAATGCCAGAGGGCGTACTCGTCGACGTAAGCCTCGACGTCGAAGGTGCCGCGCGGCTGCGTCAGGGCCATGAACAGCGGCAACAGCAGCGCCAAATCGCTGCGCGTAGTGACCATCTCGGGCTCGAACGTGTAGGCCTTGCCGCCGATGTGAAAGTGCAGGTCGCTAACGGCTCTCATCTTCGGTCTTCCCCTTCGTTGCCTGCAGCAGGATCTGCTTGAGCTGATCTCTCTGCTCAGGCTGAAGCGCCAGCACGTCGATCCGCGTTGCCTGCGTCTCGATAGGCCCGCCGTCCTTGCCGGTGATTTCGGTAATGATCCGCTCGCCGTAGACCTTGGGCAGCACCTTCGACAGCAGCCACTTGCGTGTGTCGATGCGCAGCCGCGACCGCGCGACGGCCTCCATGTCGAGGACCATCTTGCCCTCCTCGTTCACCACGTAGTCATCGCGCTTGTGGTCCGCGATGTCGCTGATCTCGTCAGCCCAGCGCAGCGCCACAATGTGCTTCGCTCTCGCGTATCGTTTCCCAAACCCTTCGTAGTCGTCGATGATCCAAGCGTAAATCGTCGCCTCACCTATCTTCAGCTGGTCTGCAATTTTAGGCGTCGATATCCCGTCAGCCATCATCTGGAGGATCTGTTCTGCGATCTCGGGCGTGTACGTGCTCGTCCGCCGAAGCCCTTGACGACCAGCACGCCCCACGCGCCCAGCCACGCCGGCCACGCCTCGGGCATCAGCAGGATCAGCACCAGCGTCGGGAGCGCGAGCATTACGGCGAGCCATCTCCAGATCACGTCCTTGCCTTGAGGAGTTCGAGCATGGCGACGACCGAGCGCGGGACGGGCGTCTCCCCCGCCAGCCATCGGTACACCGTGCGGCCGCTGACGCCCGCGAGGATTGCCAGTTCGCTGTTGAGGATGTCCATCTCGTCCAGCAATCGGTTGAGGTACCGCGGGGAGAGGTCGGTTGCGATCTCAGTCATGCTGACACTCTACGCCAAAACGACAAAGAGGGCCAGCCCTTCGGCTGGCCCTCTTCATCGGCGGCAATTTCCTAGGCTGTGAGGCGCTGGTTGGCACGGGCGGCGACCGTGATGCGGTTCGCGGTAGAAGTCTTGGTTGCCTCGGCGATCTGGGCCTCGGTCAGCCAGCCCTTCACCGTCGCGGTGTCGAGGCGGCTCGTCTCGTAGGTCGTGACCTTGAGCGCAAACTTGTCGCCCGCGATCTCAGTCGCGCCGAGGGCGAGGAGCTTCGCCTTGAGGTCGTCCACGGTCTTCTGCAGAGCCTTGAGCTGAGCGGCCGCGACGGCGTACTGGTCTACAAACTTGCTGGTTGTCATGATCTATCTCCTATTCGATGAATTCTTATACAGCCGGTTTATCCACAACGCAAGACAAAATGTCAGAGCATCCTGCGGAGCAGCGCAGCCCGCTCCGTGGCGTGCCGCGCCTCCATCTCCTGCAGCGTCTCCTCCCGGGGGGCGCGCGACCTCTGCGGAGGCGTCAGGCCCCTCGTCACCGCCTCATGCGACCGGCGCCTGCGGATATTCGTGACCATCGTGTAGGTCACGCCGTACTTCGCCGCCGCCGTGACGTGATCGTCGGGGTCAAGATAGATCGCGCGCACCTTCTCGTCGTCACGGCGGGAGCCGCGGGGGATCGCCCCCTCGAAGGGCACGCGCGCGCCAATGCGGCGGGTCTTAATGTGCGCCACCATCTGGTAGCTGAGGCCGTAGGAGGCCGCGATCTCGTCGTAGGCCCTCGGGTCGGCCAAGATGCCCCTCACGACCTCGGGCTTGAGGGCCTGCCGCGCGCCGCGGGGGATCTCACCCTCATACGGGACATCCCCGTACAGGCGCCGGGCCTTGATCTGGGCGACAGTCTGGTAGGGTACACCGCAGGCCTCCGCGATCTCCTGATACGGCCGCGCGTCGGCCAGCACCTCCCGCACGATGTCGGGCGGCATCTTCTGCCGGCGCAGGGCCGCGATGTCGGCGGCCTCCATGACCTCCCCCGCGCCGGGGGTGCGGGCAATGACCCAAGGGTGCATGACGTTCATCCTCATGATGGTTACTTTTCGTAAGGGACTGACCGGACTGTCCAGACTGAGCAAAATGCGACTTTCCCTTATATTTCAAAATTACCACATACCGCTGCTGCCGCGCAACAGCAGGGCAAGCGGAGCGGCGGAGTATATATTTATTACTTATCTTCCTCTTACTCTTTAGTAGATCAGTCTCTCCGACCCTTTAACCCTGTCCGAGCCCCGGTTTCATTGGTTTTCTCCCAGAGGCGGTAACCAGAGACTGAGGGGGTCTAGAGACGGTCCGCACCCCGGTAAAAGACGGCCCCCGCGCCATATCGTCAGGCTCCTGTTACGAAAGCTGCAGATACGGATTACGCTTAATACAAACTCGGCGCTGTTTTCCTGTTTGACAGATTGTCAAAACCCGGCGTAAAACGGGTTCCTCAGACAGGAGCCACGCCATGGACATCGAAGCCGCCCTCTCCGCCGAAGTCATCTACAACGTCGACTACGTCGAGATGAAGACCGCCCTGAACCGGACCCTTGAGAAGGCCAAGGCGGCCGCCTCGGCCGTCTACCTCGCCATCCCCTACGAGGACCGCCGCACCGACGAGCTGTCGGCCCAGTACTACGGCACGGTCTACCCGCACACCCTCCCGGGCTGGCTGAAGAAGCTGCCCAAGACGGCGAGCCCGACGCACGCCGCGGCCCTCGAAGCCTACCGCGCCCTCGGCGCCTACTCCGAGATATGCGCCAAGTTCGTCGCCGCCAAGGGCCGCGTCGTGAAGGCCCGCAAGCCCTCCACGGAACCACGCAAGACCCCGGCGCGCACCCTCGACAACACCGGCACCTGCGCCTGCTGCGGCCAGAACGTGAAGCTCGACCGTGGCCTGATCGTCGCCCACGGCTACACGATCCGCTGGGGATTTCAGTCGGGTTCTTGCCTCGGCGTCAGCTTCGACCCCATCGAGGTCTCGGACGAGGGCCTGCGCGTCGCCCTGCTGGTTTACGAGCACCATCTGGCCGTCGCCCGCCTCTCGCTGGAGTACGGTGCCCTGACGCGCCGCGAGCGGGCCGAGCTGGAGGGCCGCGTCAGCGGCTCGAAGAGCGCCATCGCCCACTACACGGCGGCGATCCGCGATTGGGCCCCCCGCCCCCTCCCCTCCGAAAAGAGGGTTTGACACCCCTCCCCACCTGCCCCATAGTCGGGGCATTGAATAGGAGATCGACATGGCATCCAAGTACACTCTCACCGCCTACTGCCCCTTCGGCCTCGGCGAAATCGAAGTCGACATCGTCTACACCTACACGCCCGGGCGCCCGGCGCGGGGGCCCAGCTACGCCAGCGGCGGCGAGCCCGCGGACCCGCCCGAGATCGAATTCGTCTCGGCGGCGCTGCCCAAGGACAAGCTCAGCGACCACCACCAGCTGATGTTGAACGAGTGGGCCGAGGAGTGGCTTGCCGACGAAGGCTTCGACGACGCCGTCGACAACGCAGAAGGGGCCTAGATCATGGATATCTACACGATCCTCTGGAGCCGCGGCGGCAGCCACGACGGTGTGGACTGGGACGACGAGCAGACGGTCACGTTTGACGCCGGCCTGAAGGTCACCGCGATCCACCCCGGCGCCGGCAATCACGGCGTGTTTAGCGACATCGCCGACCGCATGTTGATGGACGAGGCGCAGGACTGGCTCGAAAACGAGGGCTACGACGAGGCGAAGAGCCTGTTGACAGGCCCCCCGACTGCCCTATAATCGGGACATCGAATAGGAGATAACGAATGAACGACCGCCTCGACGACATCTTCGGTGACGACCTCGCCAACGTGCCCTTCGGCAAGCCAAAGGCCCTCCCGCAGGACGCGGTCAGCGTCCGCATCCGCATCCGCGAGACGACCCCGGAATTCGCTGAACGGTGCCCCAAGTGCCGCGGCGGGGGTTGGTTCATCGGCTACACCGGCCGCCGGATGGGCAAGTGTTTCACCTGCAAGGGTTCCGGCAAGCGCGTGTACCGCACCAGCCCCGAGGCCCGCGCCGCCGCCCGCCAGCGCACGGCCGTCGCCAAGGCCTCGGCCGTCGCCGATCATCAGGCCGAGCTGAAGTGGCTCTCCGACACCCTCGCCCGCCGCGACCGGCTCCCCGAGGGTTACGCCATGATGCTGGCCGACTTCCAGACGCGCCTGCTGGGCGGCCGCGCGCTGTCGGACAACCAGATGGCGGTGATCGTCAAGGGCATGGCCCGCAGCGCCCAGTGGGCTCAGGAGCGCCAGCAGAAGGCCTCCGAGCAGGCGGTGGCCCTCGACGCCACGGCCATCCGCGCCGTGCTCCAGACCCGCAAGAAGGTCATGGTGGCACTGTTCACCTTCTCCCTCGCCCCGGCTCACGGCAACAACCCCGGCGCGATCTACGTCAAGGACAACGGCGCGTACGTCGGCAAGATCCCCGCCGGCGCCTCCACCTTCGCCCCCGGCCGCGACTTCGACCAGAGCCGCCTCCCGGCCCTCGTCGAGGCGATGGCTGACCCGGCAGCGGCCGTGAAGGCCGACGCCGCCCGCCGCGCCCAGCTGCTGCTGGAAGACCCGGCGATGACGATCCCCTGCGGCTGCTGCGGCCTGACCCTCTCGAACCCCGAGAGCATCGCCCGCGGCATCGGCCCGATCTGCGCCGGAAAGTGGGGGTTCTGAGATGGCGAAGCCCACCCACGAACAGCGCCAGCGGCAGATGGAGGGCCTCCGCCGCTGGCACGCCTCCCGCAGCGAGGAGGAGAAGCGGATCACCGCGATCAGGGGGCGCCTGACGCGCCAAAAGAACGGCGGCTACACGCCCCCCGGCCGCCTGACTGCCCGCAGCTGGGAATACGGCGACGACCCCCTCGAAGACCTCTAGACATCCCCAGCCACCTGCCCCATAATCGAGACATCGAATAGGAGATAGCATCATGGCCCAGATCAAGACCCGCCGCACCACTTGGAGTTCCATCGTCGGCGCCGCCGCCTTCCGCGAGGGCGTCGAGGACTATCAGGCGGGCCGCGCGCCCGACTACGACAGGCCCAAGGGCCGCTGGCAGTACGAGCGCGGCAGGCAGTATGCCGCCGCCTGCGCAGGCGCCGGCCGCGCGCCGCAGCCCAACCGCCGCGGGCGCAGCGTCAGCCGGATCGCGATCCACGACTTCGCCCAGCAGTACGGCCCCAACGGCATCCTCTGAAGGAGATAGGATCATGATCAATCTGCTCACCGCCCTCGACATCGAGGCCAAGTACTGGAAGTGGCTCCGCTCCAGCGGGGCCGCGCGCAGGCTCGACGCCCGGTGCCCCGACGACACCCGCAGGGTGTTCCTGCAGATCTACCACACGCTCTCGGGCGCTCACGTCTACGGGGGGAGCCTGTGATGGACTACGCAGAGATCTGGGCCGAGGCGTGGTCCGCCGGCATCATGGCCGGCCTCGCCTGCCGCACCCACCCCATGGCCGTGCTGCAGGACGGCAAGGTCATCGAGGTCGTCGACGACGGCGCCTGCGGTTTCGCGTGGGTCAAGGTCCGCCCCGCCAATTCCAAGATGGCGCGCTGGCTCAAGGCTCAGGACAAGGGCCACAAGGGCTACAACGGCGGCTGGGAGGTCAGCATCCACGACTTTGGGCAGAGCTTGGAGCGCAAGAGCGCCGCCGCGCGCGCCATGGCCGCCGTGCTGGTGAAGCACGGCATCGACGCAACCTCTGACAGCAGGATGGACTGACCATGTGCGGACCTCACAACCCCTTCGGCGGGGCCTCCAAGACCGAGCGCCAGCAGCTGCAGGACGCCATCG